ATTGCTTATGACATAAGAATCTATAGTTTAGACGGAATCAATGAAATGGCTGAACCTTTTAGTGATAAACAAAAGGGATCAAGTGCAATGCCACACAAAAAAAATCCAATTTTAACTGAAAACGTTTGTGGTCTTACACGATTATATAAGTCTTATTTTAACACAGCTATAGAAAATTGTACAACACTTCTTGAGAGAGATATTTCACATTCTTCGTCAGAAAGAATCATCTTTAAAGACTCAGCTCATATTGCATGTTTTACAATGAAAAGATTAGAGTACGTAATTGAGAACATGAGCTTTATGACTACTTATGCTGAAAGTCATTGTGTATTAATGGAAGATATTGTAGACTCTCAAAGAAAGATGGCAGAATGTATTGAAAAAGGTATGAGTAGAAAAGAAGCACATGATATTATGCAAAATAATAGCAATGTGTTATATTTAGAATCATATTGAAAGGTTTTAAATATGAACGAAAGAAAACTTATTAGAGAATTTTTAGATAATATGCAGAATTATAGTTTAGATGCTACTCAAGAAAAAGACTATAGTGCATTACCTTACGGTGATTCACATCACGATCTTGACCCTGACGGAGATGGTTATGTTACACCTGAAGATCTTTACACACACTTTGATTTAACAAAAGATGGTAAAGTATCTACGCAAGAATATACAGATCATATCAAATTTCACTGTGCACATCCTGAGTCACTAGATCATTATAACAATGCAAGAGAACAATCAATACAGAGTGTACCGTGTAGAGATTCATACGACAGTTGTTCTCAACATTTAATGGGAACGCCAGATGACATTGATAAGTTCTTAAAGCCATTGATGGATTCTACAGGTTCTACGTGTAGAGAATCTTCTACTAAAGCACTTCTTGATGTACTGCAGTCTTTAATAAATTGTGGTGTATTTGGTTAATAAAAGTGTAAATTTTTATTTTTATTATTATGATAAACCATATTTGAAAGGTTGTTAAAATGATAAAAAAAGGTGACAGAGTTTATCACTGGCAAAGAATAAACAAAATTGGAGTAGTCGAGGAAATTCTTACAGAAGGCAATTACCAACTAACAGTTGGCGGAACAACTGAAGCAAGAATCTTTTATAGGATTAGATTTCAAGACGATACAATAGAAACACACAAATCAGGAGATATACAAAAACATTTTGATTAAACTTTTAATTGCATTAGCTGTTCAATATAGTTTTTGTGAAGAGGTTTATAATAAGTTATCAAATAAAAAACCGAGAGAAGAAAACCTCGCTGTTTGCTCTATCTTAATAGAAGAAGCAAAAGATAACAATTTAGATATACCTTTAACACTTGGAGTTGCCTGGGAAGAGTCTAGAATGACTGAGCAGCCTAAACCAAACAAATATAAATGTGTAGGACCGTTACAGATTAAATACCAGTTTTGGTGTCCTAACAAGAAAGGAAATATAAATGCTATTAAGCGAGATGGCTTGCTACGAAAATGTGATTTATTTCATCATGGCATAAGAGCTTTAAAATATTATAAAGAAAAGTTTAAGCCGCTTAATAAAGCACTTTGCTATTACAATAACTCAAATAAATGTAGGGCAAAAAACAACTATATTTCAGGATATGTTAAAGGAGTCAATAGCCACACTGAAAAAATTAGAAAAATACTCCAGAAATATAAAAACATTTAGTTAACACATATGTGCAAATTTGTTCAAACATAATTTATAATAATATAAAAGGACAACAACATGAACCCTCAAACTTACAAAAATCAATTTTATATTTTAACTAAATACATTAAGGACAATTATTTTGTTGATGTAATTCAAAAGCCTTACGAAGAAGATGCTTGGTATTCTCAACTCAACATGATTCGTATCAATCAAAACCTTAAGTATCGAGAAAGATTTTTTACTCTTTTACACGAAGCTGGACACATGATTATTGATAATCAAGTCAAAAGAAAAGGTGTCATATGTTTTAACAAAAATATGCCATGGACAGTTAGGTCTAAAAAAGGATTTGTTCATCTAATGAATGAAGAATTTTTGGCTTGGAATTATGGCAAAGAACTTGCTGAACGTTTAAACTTTATTTACGGAAAAGAAGATCTTGACGATTATATGTCTGACTGCATTATGTCTCACGTAAGAAACGGTTTGAGTTGTGTATATGGTTCTGAAATTAATGCAGGAATAATATACACTAAACGCGTGTAATTATTTTAAATATTTTATATAATAATTATATAAAGGAGGCTGTCATGGCATTATCTAGAAAACAACTTAAGGAGCTTAAATCAAAGATGCAAAATACTAATCCTAGCGGTTTAAAAGCTGCTAGGCAAGCATCAAAACAGACAAGACAAGTTTCAACACAGAGAGTTGTTAAGGATTCAAACTTTACAAAAAGAAAATCAATAATCAGATATTCATTTAAGCCTAATCAACTAGTTGAAATTAACTATGGCGCTGAAAAAGTCATAGGTCTTGTTGTATCTGATTTTGAATATTTCTCAAGAAGAGTTGAAAAAAATTGCTTTTTTGTCTTAGTAAAAGGCGCAGTTACACAATTTGACGGTAGATACATACGTCAGATTTAAACTCTTAAGTGTAATCAAGATCAACAATAAAATATAATAAAGTATAATCAATCAACAATCACCTTTTAAAGGATTAATTAATAATGAAGCTTAACGTAAAAAACGACGGCATTATTTTTGGCACTAACATTCTTGATATCAACGTTCCTAAAAAGCTAAGAGAGAGAAATCCTTGTGGCGTTGATTACATCGATGCAGCCTTTGGAGGCGAAGGTTTTACTCCTTCAACTATCTCACTGTTTACTGGTGAGCCTGGTGCTGGCAAAACAACACTTATGCTTACTCTAGCTAATGCTCTAACATCTCAAGGTTATACATGTTTGTTTAACACAGCTGAGGAAAGCTTATATCAAGTAAAGCTTACATGCGAAAGACTTGAATTATCTAGTGGTTTTATTGCAGGTCAAGAATCGTACGTTCCAAGACTTCTTAAACAATGTGATATGCTTCGCAAGAAGACAGGAAACAAACCGTTCTTTCTTATTGTTGACTCTTTGCAAACGCTTAATGACGGCAAGTATGGAGAAGAAAATACAAACAGTCAGTCTGCTGTAAGGTCCCTTCAAATGCTTACTGATTATGCTAAAGAGCACTACATTAATGTTATTTGTATTGGTCAAGTTAACAAGAGCGGTAATATGGCTGGTTCACAAAAGTTAAAGCACATGGTCGATGCAATGTTACATCTTTCTATAGAAAAGAAAGATGAGGACTTTAAGGGTTTACGTGTTTTAGAAACTATTAAAAATCGTTTTGGTGGTGCTGGTTGGACTTTCTTCTTAGACCTTAAGAAAGAAGGATTTAACGAAGTAGCACGCGTGGGGTCTAAATAATATATGGCATACGCATTAGCAGCTTATGTTTTTGCTGCAGCATTAACATTTTTGCAACAAAACTTACAATTTATCGATGATTACTACAAAAACAAGCAAGACTGGATTATCATACTGTTTAGCCTTCCTATTGCATATGGTTATCTTTATGCTTGGACTTATTTTGTTAACAATTTTAATGGCTCAGTTTGGTCTGCAAGGTTCATGTTTTTTGGATTGTCCTACCTTGTCTATCCAATTTTAACTTACGTGTGCTTAGGTGAAACACCTTTTACATTTAAAACAGCACTTTGTACTTTACTCAGTGTTTTGATCTTAGTTATTCAATACAAATTATAAACTTCAAAGTGTAATTAAGATCAATTATAAATTATAATAAAGTATAATCAATAACAAACAACTTCACTTTAAAAGGAATTTAAATTGAATATTAATAACTTTCTTAAAGTAGCTCCTAATCTCCCTCCTCATATCTCAATCCTTATGCGAGGTTCAACTGGTATTGGTAAATCTGCACTGGCAAATCATATTGCTGGTGATGTTTCGTTACCACTTATTGATGTTCGAGCATCCATTATGTCTGAAGGCGATGTCCAAGGTTATCCTGATATCGAAGGCATGAAGTCAAAAGGTGTTATGACTTTTTGTATGCCTTCTTGGTTTGTTAGAGCTTGTAAAGAACCAGTTGTTTTATTTTTAGATGAATTGAATCGAGGTTTGCCTGCTGTACAACAATCATTTTTCCAAATTGTATTGGATCGCTGTCTTGGTAATGATGAAGAAGGGAATGCTTATAACATTCATCCAGAAACCAGAATCATTGCAGCAGTTAATCATGGTAATGAATATGATGTCAATGAAATGGACCCAGCTCTCTTAAGACGTTTCTGGACTGTCGACATTGAGCCTTCAAAGAATGATTGGATGACATGGGCTAAGTCTAAAAACGTCGACCCAATGATTCTAGAATTTCTCAAGACAAGAAAATCACATCTTTTTGTTGACCTTAACAAAGTAAAACCAGGACAGGTATTTCCAACTCCAGCTTCGTGGGCAAGATTTGACGAAGTCTTAAAACATACAGAAACTACATTAATGGAAGACAGAGATACGTTTGATATCTATAACACAGCAATTGGCTTCATTGGCAATGAGGCAGCTATCGAGTTTACTGATTTTGTCAAGAAATACGAAGTTGTAGTAACGCCTGAAGAGTTACTTCGATCTTTTGCTAAATGTAAAGATAAGATCGAAGCAATGTCAAACGATAGAATTAATTCTCTAATTGAAAGATTAGGTGAACATGGTGCTACAAACGAATGGACAGTTTCGCAAGCAAGGAATGCAGCAAAACTAGGAAAAGCTATTTCTGAAGAAATGATGATTCACTTTTGGTCTTGCATTACAAAAGGTAAGAACATTAAAACAATTCAAAACTTTCACAAAGAAGTTGGTCAATATGTAGTTGAGATTGTAAATAACAATAGAGATATACTAGGCAAGTAAAACACCTAGATAACACTTAAGTGTATTTAAGATCATCTTTGTATTATAATAAACCACAAGGTGATTTAACATCAAAAAGGATATTGTTTATGGGAAATAAAAAAGAAAACAACAACAGCATACTAAAGAAAAACAAGGTCTCTCAAGAAAAGATTGATAACTTTGAACTAACTAGTCACCTAGTTGATTTTCTCTGGAACGAACCTTTTTACAGCAGAATCCTAAGATCGTTAAACAAGATCGAGTCAACAACAATCCCAACAGCTGGTGTTTCTACGCATGAGTCTGAAATTACTTTATGGTGGAACAGAGAGTTTCTAGCTGGTCTTCCTAAAAAGCATGTTGGTGGTTTGTTAAAGCATGAATGCCTTCATCTTGTTTTTGGACATACGACAGAAAGAAGGCGTGATCCTCATATTATTTGGAACTATGGCACAGACTTGGCAATCAATTCTACAATACCGAGAAATGAATTACCTGAAGGTGGTTTATTACCAGGTGTTGCCTTAAAGATATCCTCAGCACAAAAAGATCAGATGTCTGACAAAGAGTTAGAAACATTTATGAAATTATCTGATCTTATTGAAAGTATGCCAACTAACAAAACATCTGAGTATTACTTTGAAAAGCTTATGAGTGATTCTGATGTCAAGGATTTTCTTGAAAATCAAGAAAAACAAATTGGTTTAGGCTTCGATGATCATGACGGTTGGGACGAAATTTCTGATGAAGAAAGAGAAATGATTTCTGGCAAGATTAAAGAAATCGTAAAAGACGCTGCTGAAGAAGCAAACAATAGAAATTGGGGATCAGTATCAGCAGAAATGCGCCAAGAAATCATGAAAATGCTTTCTAATGAAATCAAGTGGGAATCATTACTAAAAAGATTCTGTGGTTTTACTCGAAGAGACGACAGAAGATCTTCAATCAGAAAGCTTAATAGAAAATATCCAGGCATACACTCAGGTTTTAAGAAAATCTACAAGCCAATGATTGCTGTTTATATTGACGAAAGCGGATCTGTTTCAAATCAAGAGCTAATAAAATTCTACTCAGAACTAGATAATCTTTCAAATAGAACAGACTTCTATGTTTATAAGTTTGATCACTCAGTAGACGAAAAATCATCTTTTCTTTGGAAGAAAAACACAAGGCCCGATATGCATAGAACTCTTACTGGTGGCACAAACTTTGAGGCAGTAACAAAGCACGCAATTAAAAATAGAAAAAAGTTTGACGGTTATATTGTTCTAACAGACGGTGGTGCAACAAAGCCATCAATATCTAGAGGCCTTAAAAGGTGTTGGGTGTTAGCTACTGGATGTCAGCTAATGTTTGACGCAGACAAATCAGACATTGTAATTAATATTAAATAAATTTATAAACAGGAAGACTATGTTATATAATATCAACGCAGAAACATTTAAGATTACTAAAGAAAATAATGTTTTTAAACTTTATCATAAAGCTGAGAACAGATGGTCCAGCGGTTGGACATTTGTAGGTAAGTACAAGACGCAAGATAAAGCACAAACCGCAGCTCGGCTTTATACAAACTAACAGGAAAAAAAATGAGAAAGAATAATAGATTTAAGATTACTATTGACAAGAATGGTTTAGGAGAATATGAGACAAGTATTGTTGAATATGCACTTAAGTCTTCCTCTCCACAGGATGCATTAAGAAGAGTTGAAGTGGTATATGATAACTGTCAAAAAAACAATAAGCGTATTCCTTACAAGTCCAAGCTCTTTTTAGAAGCTCTTGCAATATCAGCTGAGACTGATCTATATTATATAGAGTAGCATGATTTATGTTGGTATAATTTTAATTCTGGTCTTGAATGCTTTCTTGTATTACGATGCAATGCAGCATAATAAAGATCTCTTTGAAGACAAGAAGCTCGCGTTTAATATAACAATTTGTATGTTTATTATCGTTGAGCTTTTTGTTTTTTTATCTTTTTACGTTCTAGCAATTAAAGCTACAGGAGCTTTTTATGATTAATGAAGTTAACGCTTTTCTAGAAGAGATGAATAAATCTACATCATCTAATGACAAAGTCAAAACTATTTTAATTGCAGATAAAAATGTAAGAAAAGTTTTGTATTATACCTACAACAACTTTTTACAGTACTATGTTACGCCAAAGCTTTTAAATAAAAGGCAGGATTTAACACAACATTATACCAAATTTGATTCTATATTTCAGCTGCTTGAATCTTTAAATCAAAGACTAATTACAGGACATAGAGCAATTAAAGAAATTAACGGGTATATTTATTGCAATCCTGAGGTCAAGGATTTACTCTATCTAATTCTAGATAGAAACTTAAAGATCAGGGCTTCTGTTAAACTTATTAATAAAGCTTTGCCCGGTCTGATTCCTACTTTTAACGTTGCCTTGGCAAATAAGTATGATGATAAAACAAAAAAGAAAGTTAATTTTGAAAAAGATGTTTGGTATGTATCAAGAAAACTCGATGGTGTTCGCTGCCTTATTATTGTGGACGACAAAGGAAAAGCAAAATCCTTCGCCCGATCAGGAAAACAATTTCATACGTTATCCTTGGTCGAAAAAGAACTCGAAGAGTTAGGCGTTAAAAATGTTGTCTATGACGGAGAAATGTGCATTGTAGACGAAGAAGGTAATGAAGATTTTCAAAGCATCATGAAAGAAATCGGTAGAAAAAATCATGTAATACAAAACGGTCTTTTCCAAATTTTCGACTTCATTCCTTACAGAATGTTTTCAAAAGGCTATGGTGAAACAGGTCTTTTT